AAAGTTTTGTCCGTGCCAGAGCATCTTTTAGACCACGGGCAAACTTCTCCCACCTCGCCTCTAATTCTACATATACCTCACCGACTTTCTCAGCCATTAGACAAATCTTCCTTGCTCTTCATTCCACACGAATGTGTCGTTCACATGGTCTACTATCATTTCCGCTTCGCTTACTGTCACAATACCGTCAGATGGATTTTCAATATCAATCGCTACATCGAACCAATGAATCATTTGATGGAACGTCAGGCCATACAATACGTATTCCATCGTCCATCCGTAGTGACTCATTAAGTATGATATTACATAACTACTCCATCCGTGTTTTCGTCTTCCAGGTTCTTTTCGTCGGGCATCACTGGTACTCCCATCAGTTTTAGATATTCAAACATAGGCTCTGCAATCGCCATTGTCAACACCATCGTTTCAGCCATATCCAAATTATCCTGACACCATTTCTTTGTCATAAAGTTATGTTGCCTTTTCAGAACAATTTCAAATATACTGAACATAGTATCTATGTCGTCCTCAGTAGCCTGGTTGTTGAATACCCTGCTGATTGAATCCAGTTTACTGAGTAGCGTTAGTCCTACAGCGCCACTGATAAACAGATCAACCATGTATTTCCTGCCGTCTTTTCTGTTCTTGATTTCTACTTGTTCCACCTTCGGAATGATTATATCATCCATTTTGCAACCTCCTATTTATTTAACCGTTGAAATAGTTGCTCTCAAGTTCCCACACATAATCGCCTCTGTATGGATCTTGTTTTGCAATCATCTCAATCGGATTTTGCAGCACTCTATTTTCTGCATCGTCTTTCTGATATTGAAATGAAAAGCCTTTCTGTACATTACATTTATACGCCGTAAAATACAGTGGTTTGTCATCATTCTTGGTCGTGACCCTACACATGAAAAACGGGATTGTGTTTTTATCACCACTCTTGATCTTGATCTCATCCGAATCCTGAGTAATAGTGTCAAGTCCACCCCTCAGTATTTCCCACACATCAAGATTGAGTATTTCCAACTGCGTGAATGACAATTTCACTTCCTGCTTGTATGCCCTGTCAATACCTACTGCATTGTCATACTCTTCTGTAGCAATGCTCAGTTCTTCTTCCACTGTAAGATCAGTTACAGCCCCAACGTCGAACCATACCGGATCACCTGAGACATAATTTGCTACCTCTACTTTACCATTACCCCGAACCATATTTGTCGAGGTTGCCGTGGTTTGATACTCAGCCATTTTTTGGCCTCCCTTTTAGTGGTATATGATCCGAAAATCGATATACATGTAATTGATTTTGTCCTCTACTCGTAATTCAATAGTGCTCTCATCTAATCGAGTAATAAAATCTATATCGTCCTCATCGACCGTACCATATAGATTCTGTAAATATCCTTTTAACAGTGTGGCAATTGCATCCACATTAAATTTGTCCTCATCAAATATAAAGAAACGCCACCTCTGCCATTCATCGTCAAGCTGGTAGTTTTTAGGTGCGGACAATTTCTTGAATACTATCTGCGGATATAGCGAACCTTGCGGAGCGTCCGACCAATATATCCTGGTGCTGACATACGCCGTAAGGTCTGTTTTGCTAACAAGAAAATTGTATATACTTTCCTGAATCATATCTTGAATACCCTGGCTGCAAGCCTCTTCAATGGTGTGCGTATCTGGTCATAGGTTTTTGATGCCCACCCGTTATGTCGTTCCTGTGGTCCTGCGTAGACAAGAGCCGACCCGGCACGTACCATCTCAGGTCTGCTTGCACTGGAAACCTTTGCACTGCTGGGGGGCGTACCTTCCCCGTGTGTCGTAGAGAAACCTTTCCCCTCACCTGATTGTAATTTATAGTTCATACTATTTCGTAGTGTGCCGGTTATTACATGAGAATTATTAACCATCTGATTTACAATGAGATTCCCGGCTGAGTGTAGATAGGTATCAACCCTGCCTTTTACTTTTTGGATAGTTTTCTCACCTCTCCATGTTACTCTAATCATGACCCGGACTCCCCTGAGCTTGTTGGCAATAATTTCATTTTAATTTTGTAGTGGTGTCCTCTTCCATTGGGGTCATGGATGGAAAACACGTCATACAGATCACCGCTCACTGTGGCCTTTATTCTGTCTGACAGTTTAATATCTGTGGTCTCAATATACAGCGCATAATCAGCAAGTACCACTCCGCCCTCATCCCTCAATATTTCAGACTCTGACAATAGATTTATCATGCCGTTTACATTTTTGAGTATATCCCAATCATAAACAGGATGGAAGTTTGTTCCAACGTTTTTCTTACGTTCAATATTTATGCTCTTGTCAAGATGTGATTCAAAGCTCATCTGGTCTTATCGCCTTATCATCAATGTATACATCTGCTGGTGGTTTACCAAAAACTACAGTGTCATATTTTACGCCTACTTTTTTAAGTTGTTGTTTTGTGGCTATCAGGTGTTTCCAGTGCCTTCCAGTGTGAAGTATGATAATACATCCTTCATCGTGTCCTTGATTAAGCTGGTTAATCAAGTCAGCATTCGCACCTGTTATTACATACTTATCGTCTACGAGTTTAGAATACAGTAAAGTACCGTCAATGTCAACACAAATTATCTTTGCGTCAACATTATTTATCAACATTTTCGTAGGGCTTCACGTTTTGATTTTTCACTTTCAAGCACATGCCTTTCTTCATATCCACCGCGAGCCTTTTCGATATCCCTTATGCCCCGTACAAGTTTTATCATACCCACAATGTCAATGCTACTTGATTGGTCACTACCCCACAGATTATGGTCCAGTGTAACATGTCTTTCAATCCATGATACGCCCATTACTGACGCTGCGTATGTAGTGGTAAGCCCGAACTCATGACCACTGTACCCTATTTCAATCTTTGGATATTTCCGTCTTAACCATGTTATGTAATCGAGGTTAAGTTCTTCAACGGCTGCCGGGTAACTAGAGTTAGTGTGCATGATGCAATCAGGCTTTCCAAGTTCAACCGCTATCTCAATTTCTTTTTCTGTGCTCATGCCTGTAGATATTATCACATACTCATACAGCTTTCGACATGCTATCAATAGATTACGGTCAGTTATCAATGCACTCGGTATCTTTACGATGCTCATTATGCTTGCCATATATGTTGCGCTCTGCTGATCCCATACCGACGCAAACATTTCAATGCCCTTTGACTTTGAGTATGAACTCAAATATCTATACTGGTCAATACTGAACTCGATGCGATGCTTATAGTCGATATAGGACATCTCGCCCCACGGCGTTGATTTCGGCTTTAGCTTCTGGCTCTCGGGGACACATATATCTGGCGCTCTCTTTTGGAATTTAACGTAATCAAATCCAGCTATACTGGCAACGTCGATCAGCTTCTTTGCGTCATCTATTGACCCGTTATGGTTGATGCCGATTTCTGCTATCAATTTAATCATGCTGTTTTAACCTACCCTCGATTATTCCATACATAATGTCCTCAATAAAATCCGGCATTGTCATTTTTCCACTATCCCTAAATAGCTGATACATATACAGAGTATTATCAAGCATATTGTGACCATCTGCTGTTTTTCCAATATTGATTTTATTGCCCTGATTCCTAATTTTGTCCGGTAAGTATCCTGGCACATATTCCCGGTAGTTGTCATGCTGAAAAACTGCGCTTTTCGATATAAAGAAGTCCATCCCAGTGATATGCAGTTCAGCTGGATTTTGATTTAGTATGTCCTGGAATATATAACATCCCATCAATGCCCCGTGAATATTCTTATCAACCTTGGTGATCGCCTCAGTTATTCTCTCCGCAGGTATCTCTTTATTGTACATAACCAAATCATTATGGCTGCATGTTTTCATTCTCAGATATTTAACATTTTTCATATCAACGATATCCGGTGACATCTCTCTGTAAAATTGGTTGTTAGTATATAGTACGTCAATCCGTTTCCCGTAGTCACGGTAATACTCATCGCCTTTGAGATACAGAGACCCATTCGTTTTGACAACAACATCATAATTATCAATATCAACGCCGGTTCCCATACCCTGGATGTTTGGGCATCCACCCACGAAGCAGACTCTTTTGCCTTTGATGTAGTTTTTATAATTCATAAATTAAATACCATGCATTTGAAGTTTTCAAATCAAGAGCCTGGACCAGTTTATAGCTTGTTATCAATCTTTGTGAAATACATTGACTGGCCGGCCTTGTCCCTGTACAATATGTTTTCAGGTTTAATCATCTTATCCTAAATATCAATAAATCAGATATGTTTTTCTCAAAACTTACACGTCTGTCTTCTGTAATCATTCCTATCCATTCCTTATGTGGCATGACCGTCAAATGTAGGTTGTCAATATTTTCAAACCCCCGGATTTTTTGGGCCTTGGCTTTATTCAACCAGTCCCGATTAAATTCTAGTTCAGGGCTGATCTTCAGAAACAAATAGTGTTTAGCCACCCGCACTATCTCTTTAATTGCAATTCGTGTATCTTCAGGGGTTAAGTGTTCCAGTACGTCACAGCTAAATACAGCGTCGAAGAATTTATCCTTATATGGTATGTCTAAAGCTGACGCCTCAATGCAGTTCCGGACACAAGTCACTTCTGTACAATACCGAATTGCCACGGATGATATGTCTATACCGTAAGCCTGTTTTTTATTTTTGTGTAGGTCTCGGACTGCCGAACCATTGGCACACCCTACCTCTAGTATAGTATCGAATTTGTAGTTGTTTACAAAATGTTTTATGTAGGATGACCCATGATTTTTACCCTTATCATGATACCCGAGTTTGTACAGCGTTTCATAAATGTATTTATAATCCATATTCTCCACTCCAATTTATAGGTATATCAACCACGATGTATCTTTAAATGTTTTGTCAGGCTTTCTAAACTCGTCAACCGCCTTTATCACGCCGGGAAATTTCCCTTGATAATCATGCCCACACAGCACCCCACCTTTTTTAATCTTTGGTAGCCATGCCTCAATGTCTGACTTTACACCATGATAATTATGCAACCCATCGATGTAAACAACATCAATGCTTTTCTCATCAAAGTCATATGCCATAGAAGGGCTTTGTGCTTTTATCTTCTCGATATTCCCATGTATCACACACAGGTCGTCAAACTGTGATTCGATAATTGCCATGTCGTGCTGATAACTCGCTGCATCTGTGTCATCATAACCGTTTTCCCAGGGGTCAATTGCTATCACCTTGTCAAAGTATCTTGCAAAAATCTCTGTGGAGTCCCCAACGTAAGACCCTATTTCAACGATGGTCCCGCGGATCTCAATAGCCTCACACAAGTCAATCAATCCGACCTTGGCATTTGCAGCATTTCTAATTGATATCATCTATTCTCCATACTCCCATGTAATTATTTTCCTTGCCCTCCACTACATCCATCTGCGGGACCATATAAAGCTCTTTTGGGAAGTTAAAGGGTCCATTATTTATTATACCAATCCAACCATATTTTCTCTGCCTCCTCAAAAGATGCTTCGACGGGGTTAGGCTTCTCAGCCTCCCATGGTTTTGTGGCCACATAATGCAAGATTTTAGCCTCATCAAAACAATATCGATATTTAGTACTATGCTGCATTCTCTTCTCTACGTTGTAACGTTTGTTTATGTAACTAATTTTACTCCTGAAAAAACTGTTGATGGTTTTCTGGTCCGGTGATGAGTGCCCACGCTGCGCCACCCTTATCAGTCCGTTGTAAATATGTTTATCAATGCAATCGCGGTTGATTGTGAATACTCCAGTGTTGATGGTCTCACCGAGCCTGTCCGTTCTGGCGTTATAAACTTTACACCCTGAGATATTGTCTTCCTGTTCAAAGATTTCTTTGATGTTATCCAAGACGACCGTATCCATATCAATAAAGGTCAGTCTGTCATAGTCATAAAGGGAAAACACCTCTAAGGTGTAGTATGTGGCTTTTAGTTTGTCATGGGTCCGTGATAGATTTACATCAGCATATTTTTTCTTGTTGATCTTTTTAAATATAACACCATTGTACATCTCAAACAACATGTCTTTGTTCTCCTCAGAAATTCCATTATCGAACATGATGAACTCATCAGAGAACCACGGGTTAAAATGCAGAAAGGACTTTAAAAATACCTCAGCACCTATGACAAATTTATCATCCAGTAATGTTACAAGTGCTCTTTTCATATTTTTTTAAGTCCTCCCCGGTATCAATGTCATGCACTCGGTCAATATCATAAAACATAGTATCAGCGTTGTAAAGGTTTTTATTCAGATTGTAGATTTCTCCGGCGAGTGCAATAAATATGAAGTGGCTTATCTCAAACACCTTCGGATAGTCCTGTCGTCTGTAGTAGTCGTGTGGAACCATCTGACGGCCTTGGAATCCGTCCTCAATCATACACAGATACGGATTAGTTTTGACAGGCTCCCTACATAGCATAGACTTCGCCTCGACTTTGATAAACCAATCAAGCGCATTCTGCACGTCCTCCCACGTTCTTTCTGGGTATGTCAGATAAAGCATTATTATTATTTCGTCATTGAATATACATTGATTCTCGATTACGTTTTCAAGCACTGACCGCATATCAGCGTCATCGGATGACAGTTTTGCAGATCTTTGAATAACGTCGAACCTGTGCATCGCTGCCATTGTCTCAATCTGTTCATCGTCAGTGGTTACAATTACACCCTTGCCACTGACGCTTTTCGGGATGATTCCCGCCGTTGATTCAAACAGTTTGACGTTCTTGTGTGGCAGGCCCTTCGACCCTTTCCGCGCCGGTATAACAATTTTGACCAAAGACTTCCTCCAGTGATGCTTTTTTAAAATCGTCTATTCTTGATATGGGATTACAATTTATTATCCTGCTTTCCCACTGTTCGAAGTATTTGAATTTCTTCAGTTTAGAAATGAGCTTTGATTCTTCATATTTTTTGTGGTGTGGGTAGTCCTCGTAGAAGTGCATCTGGCCACCGTCTTTGTAGTAGTCGTAACCCAACAGAAAGATTTTCTTTGCCTTCATCTGAATCGCCAGGTTTAACGCCAGTAACCCCGATGAGGTTGGATGGAATAAACCACGTTTAAAGTTCTGTGTCGGCTCATCTCTGCGGTCCTCAAATATATACAGATTGTCATTCTCCCACATCTCATCAATGGGCCTCGACCTTATACATTTTTCAGATACGAATATTTTTCCAGGGTAGGTCTTCAGGTCAAACATAGTCTTACTTAGAAATATCTTATCACCGAAGATCATTGATTGTGCTTGTGGGAAGTGCTCGATGGAGTGATTTATTGCGATAACATATGCGGTGTCTAGTTTTGAACGATCGAACCCTATCAAGGAAGTTCCACCACCTAACAGGAAAACATTCTGACCGGTAAGCATCCCGTTTATCTCTTGCCATTTTCTCACCTTCGTTTCACGAACCTTTCAATTCTGCCAACTATGTTTTTAGGATAACCGTTCGTTAAATCTTCTGAACCGCCTGTAGTGTAGGAGTAGTCACCTATTCTTTCAGATTTCATCATGCCACCGTCTTTCATTGTCGCACTCATCTGATACCCGATCATCTGTGAGGCGACAAGTTCACTATTCTCGGGGTAGTCAACTACGTCATTTGAGTCCTCATTAAATTCCTTGTTGCGTATGATTAAATAGTCATGCTCCACAACAGGGATGAGTGAATCAATTAATATATCCTTTGCCGTTCCGGTGATCTGTAAAAACAATTTAACTCTGTCTCTTGTTACTATCATTTTATTTTATCCATATCGTTACTCATACATCATTACCGTTCCGGATGCTAACCTAACCCGAGTGATGTTTCCACCTATAACGGTACCTGCTTTGGCTGTAATCCCCGTGAGTGTACCGGTCATTTTTGCATCGGTCACGGTTGTAAACTCGCAATCTTCTAACACAACAAGTAATTTCCAGTTGCCGTCATAGTTGGCGGTATCTGATAGGACCCGTGAGCCTCCCTGGAAGGTACTTACTAATAGTGATTCTGATGCGCTACTCATTTGTGGCCTCCTGAATTTCAGTGACTTTTTCAGTTGCGGGTTTTTTAACTTTTTTGCTTTCAAGCTCTGATAATCTATTCTCAATGTTTGTCAGTCTTTCCATCAAGATTGCGTTTTTTTCTCTCTGTCTGCCTGAATGTTTAACTCCTGCCATTGCCATTCTGTGCCTCCATTGTGGGGAATTCCCTTCCCCATTTATTATTTAGTTTAACCGTTGGTTATCAATACTGCAAAACCACAGTTTTTCTTCTCGTACGTTCTGTCCCAGTTTCCAGCCTCTTCAATCTCGGACACTGTAGGCATGTCATCAGTAACGCTGTTATCAATCCACCTAAAGCCAGTTGGATGCATTGCAAATTGACGCCTCGTGAAAATTCTGTCCTCTGAATCAGCAGCTTCCCTGTCAGTCTCAAATACTGTGATGTTGTTGGCACTCTCACCAAAACTAATTGCACCCGGTCGAAAAAGAACAGTCCAATACTCACTGTTTGCCCCGTCTGTGTCCGCTGCAAGCCCATCGTCTACAATCACACGAAGGCCCATGAAAGATGCCATCATTCCACCCTGCATAGAATCGGGTATGAAATCAATGAGGTCATTCTTTTGTGCTTGTGCATATACCACTGAATTCATTGCGATCCCTGCGAACATGTCCATTCTGTCGCCTTGTTTTGCAATCGCATCGATTACAGAATCAGAGTTGAACTTGTTGGACGCTCCGGGCGTTCCGCTGGTTGTAATGTCCTCTACGAGGTCGCCAGAATCATTGTCGATGTTATCAGCAATGACCCCCTTAACTGTCGAGAACAAAACTTTATTGAAAAACCGATTCCAGTAATCCCCGACCATGCTTTTAATTGCGCCGGAAACATCTTCACCAGCGAGGGCACTTGCAAGCTCTTCCGCACTCCAACCACGACCAAACATCAATCGTCTCGCTGCCATCCTGGACGTACTCAATTTATTTGTCTCGATGGTAGTATCTGATTGAATGGCCTGTGGATTACCCGAAAGTTGCTGGAAGAACGGCATATTAAAAATTGTTCCACCGCCTCCCACCAGTGCATTAATCTGTGGACTGTTAACCATTATCCCGGAACGCATAAAGGTGTTTTTATAGATCGAATCTTCAATCAAATACCTTTCATATATTTCGGGTACTATAATGTCACTAACTCTTGTTACTGTACTAGCCATTTTTTACTCCTTACTCTAGTTTTTTTAACTCGGCATTTGCGCGGGTATAATATTCATCCGCAGCATTTTGCCCTTTTTCCCTTTTGATCTGTACATAGACTTTTTGCAACTCATCATGTGTTTTGGGCATTGCGAACGTGTCTGCCTGTCCTGTCCCGCTCTCGGGTCTTCCGACTTCACCGGATCCCCTGAACTTGGCCATCGCATCGTCAACACGTTTTTTAATCACCGCCTCGATTGATTCCAGCTGACTCTTAAGTCCTTCCTCAGTCATGGCAGTTAAGAGCGACTTGAATTCATTCTCGACGTCGTTCCGCTCAATGAATTGATACCGTAAAAGTTCTTGATTGACACGGGAAAGCTCGTTGTCCTTTTCGGCCTTCGCTCGCTCATCGCGTTCTTTTTCGGTAAGAGTAGCCGCCTCTAGTTTGTTAATCCTCTCCTTAAGCTCTGTGCGCTCGGTTGTAAAGTCCGTCATCAGTTTATCCGAATTGGTCTTTACTGCCTGAGTCACACGTCTGTCGGCTTCAGCCTGGATCTGATTCTTTAATTCGTCTGGTGTGAGAGTGACCGTTTGTCCCTCTGTGGTGGTAGGTTCTGCAGTTTGATTCTCCTGCGTAGTAGTCCCGGTTTCTTCCATGTGTTCTCCTTAAATTATAAAATACTTGATGATTAGTCAAGTTATTTTTCTATTCTGCGTAATGATGATTATACCAATCGTCTGACGTTGTAGTATACGGTAAGTCTTTCCATTCTCCACTGGGCAGTTTCCCGACCCTGCTGGTAGGCGTTATTCCGAACGGGATATTAAGCCTCCTACATCGACAATTTATGACTTCACCGGCTGTCTTGGCAGATGTATTATCAGGATGTAATACCCGTGGCGATGAAAACAAAACACCGCCCACGCTGAACGATGGCAACCCGCTTTTAATGATTGCTTTCTGGTGGTCCGCCTTTGCGTGTGTCGGTCTGACTTTCCCGTCAAGTGTTGAACTCCATACATATTCAAACTCCACACCGGCTGCAACTGCCTCGCCCGTGGCTGTCTCTTGCCCTATGCTGTAAGCCGTCAATAGTTCGGTCCTCGCAACCGTCAAGGCCCTTGCTTTGCTCTTTGCGTACACGTCATCTATCAATTGTATGCGCTTTCTCAGGTCGTTAACTGTAAGCCCTTCGGCTATGTTCTCTGCAACTGCCTGCCTTACCCCGAATCGCAGATCTTGCCTCATGTCTGCCATACGGTCAACAAACGTATTGCCAGCCACCCTTGTGTCAAAGGATGCAGCTACCGCGTTCGTATCCAGAACAGGGTAGTTCAATTCAAGCCCTGCCGTAAGCCCTGGTATGTCAAAATTGACTGACTTCTCAATGATATAGGCCTCATTGTAATACGTTGACCCATACACATCAGCATACCCCATCCTTATCTGTCCGCCGGTCGATGTTATCAGCCTTGCAACCTCTGCGTCGATCTGCTTGTATAACTCAATCAGTCGGGCTTCTACGGCATCACCACGAATAATACCGGCTGCTACATCTTGCCGGTATTTCGCTATTTTCTCCAGGATCCTGTCTTGACTGTTATTGTATGCAGTTATTATCCTGGTGTTGGTCTGCTCTACATCAGTCAGAACGCTGTTGAATAGTGCGGTCTCATCCTTCCTGATCGTCATCGACTACATCCTGTTCATCAACTTCTTTTGTCTCTATTGCAACCGCTGAATCATTGAACCGCTGAATATTATCTTTCTTTTGTTTCTCAATTCTCTTTAGCTCTGCATCGGTGTCATCAATAACCGTTACGAAATCAAGTATTTTCTCCATGCTGATTCCTACCTCAAGCATTTCCTTCGCTGTCTCGATGTTGTCTTTCACATCTCCAGGGATATTTCGTGTCATTGCAATATCCACATGCTTCCCAGGGTTGGCCTCAAGATACTCAGCTCTATCGTAGTCCGGTATATTGTACATTATTGAGTTGATTATATCAATGCTCCGCTGTTCCCCTCTAATGAAAAGATTCTCATAACTCGCCGCAAGGTTTTCAAACCCCATCAGCTTGTAGAGTAGAGCCACGCCAGATTCTGCGGAAAACTCTTTACTGTCAAAATCCGGCACACCTGACTGTTTGTGTATCTGTGCAACAAGAAAATCAAGTATCGAACCGTTGAAATCATTGTCAATTTGCTTTAACAGATACTCCAGTGTTGCCTTATCGTCAAGCTCAAAGATTCTGGTTTCCTTTATCTTGTCAACGTCCGATGGGTCGAGCTTCTGGCCCTTCAGTATCAAATAAGCCAATTCAAACTTTTCAATCTCATTCAGGTCAGTGCTTGTTATGGAGTCTATGCCGTCGATGATCTTTTTAACCGTGTCGAACACTCCCAACTGATACCGGTCGCCATAGACCACAAGTGGTATGTCATAGAATCCGTGTGGCTTATCACTCTCCATCATCATGGTTGTCTCGTTGATAACCGTTCCATCAATGATATATTTCACCATATCGAGCTTATAATAGACTTCTATGATTGTCTTGGTCTGTGACGAGTCTGCCATATTGACAATCTGATAAAATCTAATTGCCGTTACCATTTCAGGCTCGATGTCATAGCTGTAAATCGGGATAATCTCGTCACCGTCAATGAGTGCATACCGTGGTGTTGTCCCGTTG